GCTTTATATACTGTAGCACCAACTGATACTGGTGGCGGTACTGAAGTTTCAGGTGGAGCTTATGCAAGACAAACTGCTACATTCAATGTATCAGGTACAAACCCCACAACAGCGACAAATGCTGCTGCGATTGAATATCCAACTGCAACCGCAAACTATGGAACAGTTGTAGCTGTAGGCATCATGGATGCCTCAAGTTCTGGTAACTTACTTGCTTATGCAAGTTTGACTGCTAACAAAACTGTATCTAGTGGAGACGTATTCAGATTTGATGCTGGCGATTTAGATATCACATTAGCATAAGACAATGGCCTCAGTAGGCTACGGTCAATATACCTACGGGAAGTCCCATTATGGAACTCCCGTTTATCACGAAGGTGCGGCTACCGCATCGCAAACTTCTGGTGGTACAGCTACAGGCAAACTTCAGTTTGTAAAAGGTAGTGCCACCATAGCCTCTACTTCAGCATTTACTTCTGCTGGAGTAGTTATCAAACTTGGAGCAGGAACATCTGCTCAAACTTCAGGATTTACCTCGGTTGGTCATATCATCAACCTTGGCGCATCAACCATATCAGCAGTTTCTAGTGCTTCAGCTATAGGACGACAAATAGATCGTGGATCAGCGACTATAGCTCAAACATCTAGTGCAACTGCAACAGGCAGACAGATTGATCGTGGTACAGCCACAATCGCAGGTGTCAGCAGTATGTCTGCGGTTGGTACTCAAATAGATAGAGGCGTAGCTACTCTTGCAGGAACAAGCAGTATGACTGCTACAGGGGTGCAAATTGACCTAGGATCTGCAACCATCGCTGGTGTTTCTAGCATGACCGCTACAGGAACTCAGATCGATAAAGGTGCATCCATTGGCCCTGTAATATCAAACATGACTGCTACAGGCAGATTTACAGTTACAGGCAATGCGACCTTTGCTCAAACCTCTGACTTTACTGCAATTGGCAGACAAATCGACAGAGGATCATCGACACTAGCACAAACAAGTAGTTTTTCTGCGATTGGTAGTTTAAAATGGACTGATATTGTTGTTCCCTCTGATACATGGACAGATCAAACAGTCACAACAACTTGGACGGATGTATCGAATCCGTCAACATCATGGACAGAGAAAGATAAACAAGAAGCAGCTTAAAGGAAAGATTTATGGCAGATACATTTACTACTAACTTAAACCTAACCAAACCAGAGGTCGGTGCATCCACCGATACCTGGGGTACAAAGATTAATAACGACTTAGATACAGTCGATGGTCTATTTAGCTCTACTGGAACTTCAGTAGCTATGAACTTAGACGGAGCAGTTATTGATAGCTCTGTTATTGGTGGGACTACAGCAGCAGCAGGATCATTTACCACTCTTACCGCATCAAGCAATTTATCAGTTGATGGCGGAACAATTAAACTTGATGGTAATTATCCAACAGGAACAGATAATGTTGCTCTAGGTGATACAGCACTTGATAGTGCAACTTCTTCATCACAAGACAATGTAGCCATAGGTGATAATGCTGGAACAGCAATTACAGACGGAACAGATAACACTTTAGTTGGTAAAGATGCTGGATTAGCAATAACCACAGGTACAGATAATGTAGCCATTGGTCAATCTGCTTTAAAGGCTGTTACAACAGGCCATAACTCACTAGCAATCGGTGGTAATTCATTGGAAGCACTAACAAGTGGTAGTGAAAATATTGGTATCGGAAGATTATCAGGTAACTCTTTAACATCTGAAAGTTACAATACAGGAGTTGGATATTCAGCTTTAAGATATGTCACATCATCTTACAATACTGCTCTTGGAAGAAGAGCTTACATGGGAGCTTCTGGAAGTTCTACAGGTGGATATAATACAGCACTTGGATATGCCGCACTCACAGCAAACACTACAGGAGCTAATAATATTGCAATAGGTAGTGAAGCCTTAGATGCTAACACAGTTGGAAGTAGATCGGTTGCCATTGGACATCTATCACTATCAGCACAAAATCCTGCTTCTGCTACTAACATGTATAACACAGCAGTAGGTCATGCAACGATGGCATCAACTACAACAGGTATAAAAAACACCGCAGTCGGTGGTGTTGCTATGGACAAAAATACTACTGGTTCTGATAACACAGCAATCGGTAAAAGTGCTTTAGAAGAAAACACTACAGGAACAGCAAATACAGCAGTTGGCTCTACTGCTTTAGATGCTAATACAACTGGCATATATAACACTGGTTTAGGATTTGATTCTTTAGGTAAAAATACGACAGGCAATAACAATACAGCAGTTGGTTTAAATTCTATGGAAAATACAACTACTGGCTCAAGTAATGTGGCAGTTGGTATGGATGCGTTAGGTTCAAACAGTACAGGCTCATCTAATGTTGCTATTGGATATACTGCTCTTTATGATTTCACAGGTAACAATACTGTAGCTGTCGGATATGCTGCACTCGCAAATACAACAGGTAATGATAATACTGGGTGCGGACACCAAACTTTAGAAACCAATACTTCAGGTACACATAACACAGCAATTGGAGCTAATTCATTATCACGCAGCACTACAGCAAGCAATAACACCTGTATTGGAAGTAGTTCAGGAATTAATATAACGACTGGGGGTGGTAATGTTGCTATTGGACACAACACAGGAGATGATATTACAACAGGAAGTGAAAATGTCGTTATCGGCCCTGATGCAGGTAACAATTTAAGCACAGGAACTAAAAATGTATGTATTGGTAAAGATGCTGGTTATAATCTTACATCACAAAGCACCATGGTTCTTATCGGTTTTCAGGGATTTGCTTCAGGATCGGACAATAATGCAATTTGGATAGGTACAAGGAATACAGGCACAAAAGGTGCTAATACAGGATTTATTGATCCTAATGGCGGTGCTGTTTATCAGGGTAATAATTCAACTACTTGGTCACAAGCATCTGACGAAAGAATTAAAAAGAATATTGAAAATAATAATGTTGGTTTAGATAAAATTAACAATATACAAATTAGAAATTTTGAATATAAATTACCTGAAGAAATAACTGATGGATTAGAAAGCACTGATGCGGTTAATATTTCAGGAACACAAATTGGCGTTATAGCACAAGAAATTGAATCAGTTTTACCTGAAGTAGTTATAACTGAATCAACAGGTGTTAAAACTGTAAATCCTGAAAATCTTACATGGTATTTAATAAACGCTGTAAAAGAACTATCAGCAAAAAATGATGCTCTCGAAGCAAGAATACAAACCCTAGAAGGAGAATAAATATGTCAAATCAAACTGTAGCAGAAGTTTTATCAGCAGCAGATGATTCCGTTAGTTTAATAAATGATATTAATACTAATGGTGGTGATTCAAAATATATAACAAGTGATTTATCACAAGAAGAAATAAATGGTATTGTTCAACGTAATGTTGACCATTTAGAGATTGTCTTGGCTTACAATGGTGAAAACAATTTACCAGATGTGGCAGGAAGCTCTGATGATAAATCATCTTACACTTCAGCGATTACGACTGGTAAAGCATATATCGCAGCTAACTAAGTGAATGGCACTCATTCCAGTCACACCACCCGCAGGCATAGTCAAGAACGGAACTGACTATGGCAACAAAGGCCGTTGGGTTGACGGGGATTTAGTTCGCTTTGAAAATGGCTACCTAAAACCTATTGGTGGCTGGGAAAAACTTAGAAACACAGCACTAACAGGCGCACCCATTGGGATGTACGCCTATTCAGATAATGCTGGTGATCCTGTTTTAGCAGTTGGTACAAGAGAAAAAGTCTATGTGTTGTATGACAATACATGGACAGATATTACACCCACAGGATTTGTTAATGATGCAAGTAACGATCCTTTAGGATTTGGTGCATACACTTATGGTTCAGAAGATTATGGCGATGCTAGAAGTCAATCTGGACTACCCTTAAAAACAGGTCATTTCTCATTCAGTAATTGGGGTGAAGATTTAGTTTTCTGTTTCTCAGGCGATGGCAAGATTTATAAATGGTCGCCAAACTCAGGCGGTACTGCTGATACGATAGCAACCGCAGTCACAGGCGCACCCGTAGGCAACCAAGCAACCATCGTTACTAATGAAAGACATTTAGTTGCGATTGGTTCAGCAAGTGATCCAAGAAAAGTAGCATGGTCAACTAGAGAAGATCGTAATACTTGGACATCAAAAGCAACCAACACCGCAGGTGATTTACAAATCCCTACAGGTGGTAGAGCTTTATACGCTGTTAAGTTTAGATCCGACATTATCATTTTTAGTGATACAGGTATTAACAGAATGTTTTATTCTGGCTCACCTTTTGTTTATGGTATTGCCGATGCAGGTACAAACTGTAAAGCAGTAGGCAGAAGAGTGATTGTGCCTACAGGTAACTTTCTTGCATGGATGGGTGAAAATGCTTTCTATATCTATGATGGTACAGTTAGAGAAATACCATGCGATGTGCATGATTATGTTTTTGATAATCTCAACGTACCAGGCAAAGGTGCTTGTTGGGGTGGA